TCTTGTATGGAGTGGAGCAATACTCACACTTGCATATGTTGAATTACCAGAAGCTCTTAAGATACCTAAACAAGATCTGGATCCGACATTCATAGCATCAGTTTTTACAGGCGTGCTGGCCACATTTGGCGTCACGACATCTAAGAGAGGTGCTCAAGGTGGTTCTAATGGTGGAGTAAGTAAATCAGATATGGAGAAGTTAATTGCAGCTGCATCACAAACTGCCCCTGCACAAACAATTCGTATCGAACAAGCACCAGTTCAGATTGTGCCTAACAAAAAAGATTAATTTTTAACTATGAATAAATGGATTGGAATAAGTCTGGGAGCTCTTGTAGGAGTCTCCCATATAGGGATGATAGGATTACTCGCAACAAGAAGCACTAACAAATTACCGAATTTGAACATCCCTGTGACACCTTATACTTCTTACGTTGCATCGGTAGATGAGGATGGATATAAAATATCTTACTCAGCAAATGATCCCAAGGTTATGACTACTACGGAGGACTTGGTAAAACCATCTGGTTTTCTGGGAGCCAGTAAAACTAAGACTCAAGTCGTTCGTCAATACACAATGGATGGTGCGTTCCATCACGGTGGGCCAGTATCAACCCCAACAGCATGGATTGATCCGTCTGCTCAGGGAGGAGAAGCGCCAAGTGACAAAACCATTGCCTGTATCAAAGCAATCGGTGCAGCAGAAAACACAGGACGTTTGGTTGGCACTAGCATTGGTACTGCTGCCTCTCCTGCTGTTAGTGGGATTCCTTTTGTTGGCTGGGTGGTTTCTGGTTGGGTAGCAATGTTCGGAGGAGAACAGGGTGCTGAAATTGGTGGTAATACTGCAAGAGATCTTAACAAGAATTGTTAGTGAGTCCACACATTAATGCGTATTTGTACTCAGTATGTTATAATAAATATTAATGTACTGGAATTGAAACTATCATGCACCACTACGAACTAGGTTGGCACGATCAAGAAAATGAACGCCATGAAATTGGTGAATATGCTGATGACGCATTTGAAGCAGCATCAAACGCAAGAGAGGATGTTCCGTATCTACACGAACATCCTTTTTCTTTGGACTATATTAAGGAGATCAAATGAACGGCAGACTTTCTAAGGTTGATATGACCGACAAGCTTTTAAAACTTAAGAGAGAACTCGATTACAAATGTGAGATTGGAGAAATGGGAGAGTGGGAGTGCGTTGGCGCAAACAAGTATTTAAATAAAACATTTGAGGCACTAGATGAGTTCTGGCAATGAAAGACCTACCAATTAGATCCGCAACCATAATATTTGGAAGCATTATTGTTGCGGTGATTTTTTCTATTAACTACGCTTATGTTGTATGAAAGTTGTTGAAAGAAATAGGTATGATGGTAAGAAAGTTTTTGAAACAAGAACACTTACCTTTGAACCTTATTCATATGATGAGATTGAATTTGTAATCAAAAAAATTCAAGACAACTTATCATCAGATCTTTTAAAGGGTAAAAGACTGAAATATCCTAGTGACGTATTGACTAATAGATTTTATGGTCACTGTTATCATGCATCACAAGCCTTGTTTTATTTGATGGACTGTGATACACTTATTCCTATGAGTGGAGAAGACTACCGAGGTGAAAAACATTGGTGGTTGCAAGACGATGTTAAGATTTATGACTGTACCGCAGATCAGTATATTGCCATTGGAGAAACTCCACCATATAATACAGGAAAGAAATCAGTTTGGTATGGTTGGAAACAAAGACCACAACAGATAACTCTTGAACTTATGAAAAGAGTATTGGGTGATAGATTAGAGAGTGATGTTACAGTATAAAAAGTGGTCACTTTTGGTAACAACTTATAAATTTTTTACTACAATATAGATATGAGAACCATAAAACACCCACCCTCTATTATAAGTATTGACACTTCAAACTGTAGTGAAAGATATGATGCTTATGTCTACAAATATACCAACATCAAAAATGGTAAATGGTATATTGGTTGGCATATAGGTATGTTTGATGGTGCATATTGGCACAGTTCTAAAAATAAAGAATTTATCAAAATATTTGGTGGATCTGATGCTGTACTTACCCTTGAAATTTTATCAACAGGATTAATTATTGACATGAAAAACTTAGAGAGCAAAATTTTAACTGACCAAAGAGTTAGAAAAAACTCATTATCATATAATGGAGCTGGTTCACCAACTGGTAACAAAGAACCAATAGATCTTGAAAAAGTTAAAGAAGTCTTTGAAATTCTACAAGAGAGATTAGAAAATGGAGATTATGAAGAAGAGGATCTTGACATAGTATCTTCATTAAGAACAATTCAAGTGAGAGATAAAGCTGAAGAAAAAAGTCATACAATGCGTATTAGAGATGGTATTCTTGAAACTGGACTTGAGTTTCAAACACCAGTTCTTATTTGGGAAGGTCAAGATCCTTTTGGTAATGATGAAGATGTGAGAGGTGATGGAAATCACACGATACTTGCATTACTAGGACTTAAAAATTTCAATACTGTTAAAACTCTTAGAGTATCAAGAGAATTTTGTGAAAAATATAACTTAAATCTTGAAGAGTTAAGGCAAGTTGGTCTTAAGATGAATCCTAGACAAGTTGTTACGAGAAGAGAAACAGAGGATGAAGATGTCATCAAACAGTTGATTGGATTGTTAGAGAGAGGAACTAATATTGATCCTAAGACAACAGAGTATGGTAAAGAAGTTTGTAAAGATTTAGGTTATAAAGGTAAAAAACCTGTTTATCTTTGTAAGAAAGCAATCAAAATCCACAAAGACAACATACTTGCTAAAAGTGGATTGAAAAGAGCCATATATGATGAAGACCATCCTGATAACGTTAAATCTTTAAATCGTAAAGCACAGTCTTTAAATAAGGATAGATCAATTGTTATCACTGGTAACACCGCCCAACCATCAAAAATAATTAGGGCGATCCTTGAAAGTGTAACTGATCCTATCTATAGTGATTGTTATAATGTTCATCTTGTTTGTCATCATAATGGAAATGACAATAACAAGAAAGCATGGGATTCTAGGGAAAAATCGTCATTAGAAAATCTCATTAAAAGAAATTTTGCCATGTACGCTCCAGTTGTTGTTGAAGAGGATAATGGATTAAAACACGAATTTCCTAGAACTTTTACTATACATGAAATGGATCACTATCAATCAGATATATCTTAATATTGACAAAAATAAATCTCTAGTATAAATACCTATATGAATACAATACCAATGTGGTTTTATTACACTGTGATCAGCATGGGCATCATGGTATTTGTTGCATTTGGTCTCATTCTTTTAGGTTCTCTTTAGATTTAAATATAAATATTTTTTAGATCATTTACGAAAGTTAAATGAAAAGGAATGTTAATATTGGATCATCAATCTCTCTACCAAGCTTTGTTCTGTGGTTTGTCTTTGGAGCATGGATTGGTAGTATTTTATTAGTTATTATGACACTTATTAATAATGGACTCTGAATATAATCATCCCAACTTTTACAAAAGTCCAATGGGAACTTTGTATGAAAAGAATTCAGAGAGAACATATCCACATCTTTACTCAGTATTTTTATTAAACTCTCATAATACAAGCTGGTTCTATGTAAGAGAAGATGGAACTTGTTATTGGGAACATACTCGGATGGATAAGGATAAAGTAACAATAGAAGCTGATGGTGTTCAGTTAGATTTGTTTGGAAAACCTGACCTATCTAAAGAGTTCATTATGGAGGCAATTTTGAGCGTATAAATTATAGTAATAGTACTTATTAGTTTATGTTATCAACACAATATCGTTTGCGTCTTGAAGGTATTTGCAATAAGATTGCAAACGGTGATGACGTTCCTTTGGAGGATATGATTTGGGCGAATAAATTATCTAAAGCAAACACAACTGCTAGAGGCATGTTGCGAAAAGCTAGAAGAGTCAGTTTAAATCCAGAAGATGATTTTTTTAATGGTCTTAATCTCGGAGACCCTGATCCATCCTCACATAAAACAGGATTTGATGATGTGGATGATATAGCAGATTGGTTTCATCAGGATAGATGTGATGACTGGCGACAAAGAGATTAGATGTGAAACTGTAGAGGATTGGGATCCAAATAAGGATTATTCATATCTTCTTTGTCCTAAATGTGGCATGTGTAAATGTCATGCCTGCAAATGCAAAGACTGTAATACATTCATAATAAATAAAACACATACAAAGTTCAAATATGGCCGCAATGACACCACCAAGTCGGAAGAGTTGTTACAACTTCCGAGTGATTGAAATTAACAGAGTTGTTGATGGTGACACAATTGATGTTACAATAGACTTAGGATTTGATTTATATAAAAAAGAGAGAGTCCGTGTAGCTGGTGTCGATACGCCAGAAAAAAGAACAAGAAATTTAGAGGAGAAGGCTCTTGGAATTGATGCAACGAATTGGCTCAAGGATAAACTTGAGGGTGCTATTGTTGGTGATGATGATCTCGTTATCCGTACTGAGTTGGATGG